TCCTGGCATTACCTCTGAAACATCAGCAATTCTTTCAGTTACACCTCTTTCTTCATTAACAATATCAACATATTTACCAAGTTTATCATGCTCTCCAACTTTAGTAACTACACCACCAATCTGTGACGTAAATACTCCATCTGCATTAACTTGCATATCATCACCACTCTTTCTTTTAGAGAAAAATCCATTCATCTTTTCTCCATAATCTGTACTATTATTAGTATTATTATCTCCGTTTCCATCACCATTATTTCCAAAGTCAAAAAGCTTACCAATTCCAGGTAGCTTAATAGCACCAAGAATCTCTTTTAATGTTTTACCAAATCCATCAAAAATATTAGTATCAAAAGTGAATGATGTATCAAAAGCTGCACCCATTCTTCCCCATCCACCTTGTTTATCATAATATTCTTTTAATCCTTCTGCTTGTACTTTACCATATAAACCTTTATTCTTTCTTTGTGCTTCAAGTATACCTTCACCAAACATATTAAAGGTTTTCTTACCTCTAGATCCTTCCAATGGAAAAACAGCTTCTTTACCTTCTTCACCAATTAACGCATTAACAGGTCCAGCAGTAATACCACCATCTGCCATTGCTGTCATATCTTTTGCCATCAAAGCAGCATCAATACCAACTGAAGCAGCAGTACCAACACCAGGAACAGTAGATGCAGCACCAGAAGCTAATTCCAAACCAGCACCAAGAAAATCACCCTGCATTGCTCTCTGAGCAGCAAAAATAGCACCAAGACCTAATCCAAGTAAAGGAATCTTCTTACCAAGAGATTTACCAATACCTTTTACTCCAACTTTTGCTGCTTTCTTAGCAAGACCTCTACCACCTAATCTAAGTAATCCTCTAGTTGCTGCTCTAGAAGCACCTCTCTTCATAACTTGCCTTCCAGCTAATGCTGCTGATCTCTTTAAACCAATTCCTCCCATTAAACCACCACCAAGTCCCATTCCTATACCACCACCACTACGACCACCACCCAACATACTAGCACCAGCTTTTGCAAGACCCACATAACCAGTGTTACCAGAGAAGTCATCCTTAGTAAAACCAGAAGCTTCAGCACCTACTAATGCTTTTCTTGCTAATTTATCAGATTGTTGCTTTTGTGCTTGAGCAATTAAAATTTGACTATTTGTTTGATTATCTGTAGCTTGAACTAGTTGTTTGGTGACTGCGGTTAATTGATCAATTGCCAATACTACTTCTCCACTACCTCCACCAGCAAACTCCGCACTCTTGGCAAAGAAATTATCATCAACGGGAGTAGCTTCTACATCTATTATGGGATCATCTACTGGTCTTAATCTTACTATACCAGTCGTTTTAGCTAATTCACCACCAAATGGTGTTGGATTTACTGCATCTGATACACCAGGCAATGCTCTTTGATAAGCACTACCACCAAGCATCCTTTGTATAGGTGTTGAACCTTCATCATTAGACCATGAATATGGTTTTGGACTTCGTTCTTTAGTCCTAAGATTAAATAAAAGATCATTAAATTTAGTATTAAGGAAGTTACCTAATCTTTTAGTTTGCTTATCAAGCTGCTCCTCAAACTTCCTATCCAGAAATTTCTCAAGTCCAGATGGCCCTCTATTATCTTGTGGTGATAGAAATCCGTGTGCCATTAGTTTTTAGCCGCCTCTTGTGCTTTTTTGACTTGTTCCAAATGCTGCATTAGAAGACTAGTATAAACTTGTCTTTCCCATGGCATCATATTTTCAATCTCAGTCAAAGAGTATTTATGATGATGCATCAAAGCAAAGTTGGTTTTATAATACCCCTCTAGCGTGTTGTGAAAGAGGGCTATCCGAAAAAATTGGTTAAACCATTAATTGTAAATTCAGAGTCAACTCCAGTATTCGGATTTTTCACCGTAAATTTATGTTCCAATCTAGGAATATTCTCAAAGAATTGTTGAATTTTCTCAAACTGTGTATTAGTCAATCCTTCTACAAATTGAACAAATTCCTTTTTAGTTGTAGTAGAATTATCATATACATCCTCTTTGTCAAATATTTGGTCAATACATCCAGCAATAATTTCAAGTACAGCATCTGTAGATGGATCTTTACCCATAATAGATCCACTGATAAATTCATTCCAAGCAGGATACTTCATAATAACTCCCAACTCATCATTTAGCATAATCTTAGGATTTGATCCTTCTGGCTTAATAACCCCAACTTCAGTAAGATTCATTTGATACGTAACTTGCGTTTTTTCATCATCTTTGCAAGTTACCTTCATATCTACAACTTCACCAATAGAGACAGCACGAATTTGAAGGAAAATGTACTCCAAATCAAACATTGCCAAATCTTCTAGTTTCACTCTTGATTGAATACAACCCTTTAAGAGAGCTTTTACCGATTTTTCAATTTCTTTTTCATCCTGTGACTCTAATGATAATAAAAGTAATTTCTCTTCTTTTACTACAAAAGGACGATATTTAACTTTTTTCCCGTTAGATGGAATTGTCAGTTCATAAGTAGGTAGAACTACCTGTGGTAATACCATAATATTTACTCCAAGGTCATATTTATATTTAGCGACTTTTTCAGAGAAAAATTTGCCGAGTAAATTTTCCGACTTTTATGGAATCAAAAAGTCAAATTTGCCCCTGTGTCTCAACTTCTTGTCCATTTATTGACATCGTAACCACTCCTTGATTAATCTTTTGAACTTCACCCTTGTTAATATTAGGAAAACCTCTGATATCTCTATTAACCATTTGATGTCTCTCATATTTAAAGTTGACTGTCAATCTAGTAAGTTGAGATGATCCAAATTGAAGAGGAACTGCATCAATAGAATATGGCCATGCATTTTCTAAAACATAAGTAATTGGTTTTCTTTGATCTGCTCCATATGGTCCTGGTTCAGCCTTTGTAATTTTCATCTCTGCAGCATAGGCACTCCTATACTGTAATCTAGTAGATCTGTTCTTAGGAGATATGTATCTTACATCACTATGAATTGAACCACCATCATCTTTAAAAATTTTAGCATACCACTCATTAAAATATTTAAGTAGTGATAAATTAGCATCCAGCATAAAAGTTAACTGAATTTCTGTGTATATTTTAGTGTGTGGGTAATCTACAGAACCAATACCAGTAAGAACACCATTTTGAGTTCCAGTAGCAGTGTTTATATTTGGTAATTGTGCTTCATCACACAAAAATAGCATAGCTTCATTTTGATTCTGTAATGAACTAGCAACAAAACCACTTTCAACAATAAAATTTGTTGAAGTAGACATTCCACCATTTCTACTTACATATGATAAGAACGAACTTATACTACTAGAACTTTTTAATGCCACACTAAATAACTATGTTGGACTAACTATATTTATGGCGTACTCTGGGTATTTTAAGCCTAAGAACCCAAAGAAGTACCGTGGCAACCCGACAAATATTGTTTATAGGTCGCTATGGGAACGAAAGTTCATGGTGTTCTGTGACAATAACCCTTCTATATTACAATGGGGTAGTGAAGAAGTAATTATACCATACAGAGCTCCTGATGGTAAGGTGAGAAGATACTATCCAGACTTCTATATTAAAGTTCGTGAAAAGTCTAATAATATCACGAAATATATTATTGAAGTAAAACCCAAAAAACAAACACAACCACCGAATGAGAAAAATAAACGAACTGCCTCATATCGTAATGCTGTATTAACATACGCAAAAAACCAAACTAAATGGTCTGCTGCTCGTGATTATTGTGAAGATAGGCAGATGAATTTCTTAATACTAACCGAGGATCATTTAGGAGTATGAAACAATGGCAACAGGATTCGCGTCCGTCCAACGCAACGCAACAAAACAGGACTCAGGATATAAAACATTATTTGAAAGAATAACTGCTAAGACAGGAGGAGAGAAGAAAACACTCTCTTGGTACATATCTGCTGTAAAAGCAGAAGCTAGTGCATATAATAAAAACTTTAATAAGTATCTTTTAAACGAAAAAAGTGATAAAGTTGGTGCTGTAAAAGATCAAGACGCTAACGAACTCAGAAGATATGTGGTACAAGGTCACATGTATATGTTTGAGTATAAGGCAAAGATGAAATATCTTCCTTATTATGACAGGTTTCCTTTAGTATATGTGATAAAAACTTTAGGGAAAGGTGAATTCTGGGGTGCAAATTTGCATTACATGACACCAAAGAAAAGAATACAAGCTACCAGAAGATTAATGGAAGGTAGAATTGACATTCCTAAGAGATGTTTCCATAAATATCTAACAGCACATGTTGATACTCTGTATCTTGATCTTGCTCTAGTAGAGTGGGATACTGCTATTCTATTACCCACTGAAGATTTTGTAAAAAATATGAACGGTATGATGTTCCCTATAGAAAAAGAAATTGTATGGAACGATACTAATGAAAACTTTTACGATAAAATCAGAGGGCAAAGAATAGTCAAGGGTTATGGAACTAAACAATCTAGAGAGATGTCACAATAATGGCCAATAAAAGACAACCTGACGGTCAACCAAAATTTAATGGTGAAATAAGAAAGACACGGAACAAATGGGTGGGTGAGGATGAATATTGGAAATTTAATGGCAATACATGGGAAAGAGCATGGGAAGATACATGGTATGGAAAATTTGATAAATCTGAACTTAAAGATATTATTGATGAATATGAACAACAGCAAAAAGATCTTCTAAAAGTTGATGCAGGTGACTTAATACTTTCAGATTTAGAAGGGAGACAAAATAACAGAGATGAATTAAGAAAGGATGCAATTAAAGTTAAAGCAAGTGCTATTCCACCAGCAGGTGTCACTGCTACATCTTCTGGTGCATTAAGATATCCATCTGCTGCACCAATTGATAACGCACATGATTATGTGACATTTCAATTTTATAAGTACGCTCCACCCTTTAGAAAAAGAGAGAGGACTAGAACTGTTATAAAAGCAGATGGTAAAACAGATAATAAAAAGGATATTAGTGCTAACTTATATGATTATAACCAAGCTAGTAAAGAAGAAAATCAATACACAAAGAGAACTCAAGCACCACCAATTGTTTTATACATGCCAGAAGATATATCAACTGGTTTTAGATCTAACTGGACTGGAAAAGCATTTGGTAACTTCGCCGCTGGTGCCTTAATGGCTGCTGGTGCTGAAGGTGGAATGGATAAATTAGAAGGTACAGCGAATACAATTAGTAATAGTTTAAAAAAATTCGTTCCTATTGCTGGTGCCAAAGCATTAGCAAAGGTAGTTAAAAAAATTGGTGGTGATACTGTTGATATCAATGATATTACTGGTGGTATGTCTGGTGCTATTCTTAACCCAAACGTTGAATTAATGTATGGTGGTGGTGATCTAAGAAACTTCTCACTAAATTTTAAACTAGTTCCAAGAGACTCTGAAGAGAAAGGTATGATCAATCAAATTTGCAACCAATTTAAAAAAGCAATGCTACCAAAGATGGATCCTGGTAATGTTCTGGGTACTAATAATGATGGAACTTTTGCAGGATTTATTGGTGTTCCTGATTTATGTAGAGTTGCTTTTATGCATGGAGGAAATGAACATGAAGCTCTACCAAGATTTAAAATGTGTGCTATTACTCAGGTAGATGTAAACTACACTCCAGATGGTACATATGCTACATATTATGATGGACAACCAGTAGCAGTTCAATTAACTATTAGTTTTCAAGAAACAAAACTGGTATTCTCTGAAGAAATTGGAGGTATAAGATAATGTATTTTTCTATCATTCCAAATGTCTCATACGATGAGAAACCAATTAGTTATCCATTTTCAGAATCAGATTTTGTTGTAGCAAAAAATTTCTTTCGTAGATATAAAATCAATGATGATGTATTTTCTAACTTAGTATTGTTTAAAAAATATAGTATCACGGAAGGAGAAAGACCTGAGACTTTAGCTCATAAAGTATATGGAAATGTGTTTTATGATTGGGTAATTCTTTTGACTAACAACATGGTCAATGCACAATACGATTGGCCACTGAATAACTATGAACTCTATAAAACATTAGAATCTGAATACGATGATCCATATGGAGAGATACATCACTATGAAACTGCTGCAATAGGACAGTATGGTGCTGGTCTACATGTAGATGAGACATTTTATAATGGACAACATAAAGTAAACATTGATGGTACTATCACATTAAAAAACGGTAACGAGATTTGTAGTCCCATTACCGTTGCGGAATATTATTCTAGAGAGAATGAAAAGAAAAGAGAAATTTATATCCTCAAAAAAAGTTATCTAAGATCCTTTGTTAATGATTTTAGAAAACAAAATATATACCAGAAGTCTGGCAATTATATCAATCAAAGACTAAAGAAAACTGGTTGACTTTTTCGGGCAAAAATTTGCCCGAATTTTTTTTGCAGTTTTATGGAATTCAATAATCAGAATCGGTATCACAGGCATCAGGATTTTGTCTGTGATATTGGAGTGCCCATCCATGCACATCCATATCTTTATATAAATGTGCTGAAGTATGAAGACCTTCAATCAAAGCTAATATTCCTATTAGCATGACTGGAAGCAACCATAAGGGATGACCAATAACTTCACCTGCCTTTTCTTTTTTCACCATGTTTTTGCGTGGGTGTTTAGATCACCTTCAACATGATTATGATCTATCTCATCTATGTGAGCATGATCTATAGACTCTATGTGCAGGTGCTCTAAAGAATTAGCAATCCTTTCAAGAGCATCTGCAATTCTATCTACTGATGATGACACTATTAATCTGCTGCTAAACTAGCAAAGTATGATAGTGCATCGTCATCATCTACAACTGCTTCCTGTTTTACAGGAGAAGGTGCAGAGACAGCAACAGGTTCATACTCTTCATCATCAACAGAAGGACGAGTGACAGGACGTTGACCAACACCAAGTACCATGTTCAAACGACGTTCAAGATCTTCATAAGACTTGAACTGTTCCTTAGAAGTAAATGCTTCTAACGAGTGTTCTTTTTTCCAGACTGCTTCCAGTTCAGAATCATCTGCACTAAGAGCAGACACACTATCAAACTCACTGCTGTCATAGTTCCAGTATCCTGCTACTTTCTTAATCTTCAGTTTGAAGTTAGCACCTTCCCAAAGATCAAAAATGTTCACTGGTTCTTCGTCTTGGAACTCAGGTTGCATAGCAGCGAGGATCTTATCATGGATCTTCTTACCATACTTGTACAAGAATGTCTTACCTTCGTTCTCAGGGTGCTTAGGATCCTTCACAACTTGGATGTTACTGTAGTAAGAAAGCTTACGCTTCTGCTTACGAGCAGTCTCTTTGTCCTCATCAGCACCGCTGTTCCAGAGACGGCGGTTGACTTCACCAACAGGATCCTTCTCGTTGAGTGTAGTCAGGGAGTTTTCAATGTACCATCCACCAATACCTTGGAAGGCATGTGAATATAATTTTGCCCAAGGGACGGTTTCTCCCTCTGGTGCTGGTAGGAAACGAATAACTGCGTATCCATTTCCAGAAGCGTCAACCTCTGGTTTCCAGAACCTCTCATCAACGTTCTTATTGCTGGATGATTTTTCTAGTTCCTTCTGTAGGAACTGAAAATTGTTCTGTGATTTACGCTTTAAGTCTGCGAATGACATAGATTACCTCGGATTTAATCGGATTTGGTTTGTATCTGGGATGCTCTGTGGCGGTTTTACCCGACATCATGTCCACGCTTCTAAGTCGTGGTAGTCAGAACCCAGTTGCCCTGTTCACTCAATCATAATAGCAGGAAAGGGGACGGGCGTCAACCCCCTTCCTCTACTTGTTTCCTCATATTTTCTACTTTCCTCAACAAATCATCAAACATGCTCTCAATCGTAGTGTTTGGTGTAGCACCTAACATAACAATACCCTGCTTCATGGTTTCAATGACTGATTTAGCTTCAGGATCATCACTCAGTTTGGCACGAGCATAAAATATCTTTTGTTTTTCTATTAACTTTTCAAGTGCTTCAAAGTATTCTATCTTTCTCTCTGGATCTAATAGAATAAAATTCATAGCAGATCTGAAACAGAACTGCTGAAGCTCCATCATCTCCTGAATGTCACCTCTAATAATATCTGACTGAAAGAAGTTACCCATTAGACTAGCATTAACTTAGCACGACTTGTTTTTTTCATGAAATTAAGTTCCTGTGCATTGTGACGTAGTTTTTCTTTCAATGGTTTACTAATCAATTTGTTAACACTATCTACTTCAATTCCATTCAACTCACAGTAGTGGATAACCGAATCAATATAATTCATATCAGGATTGTGTAGTGCAATCTTTTCCACTTCCTGCGAGAATTTCGCAGATGTCATAAATCTATCCTCTAGTAATTGTTTTTTGTCCATATCTTTTTTGGTACTCGTCTATGTACTGTATGAGTTGAAGGAGGTACTCCTTCTTTGGTGGTTTAATTACGACCTGAGTTTCACCATTCTCACAAGCAACAATAGTCACGAGTTGTTTGACAGTTAAACTGTATAGTTCTTGAAAACAACAAGCATATGCTGTCTCTTGAACAAAATAATCGTATAGGTATGCTTCTCTCTTAGGTGCAGCAGAAGTCTTGAAGTCAATGATAGATAATTCACCATCAAATTCAGCAACTAAATCAACACGACCAGCAACTTCTAAGTGTTGTGAATAAAGAAATGCTTCCTGTAAGTATATATTACCTATACGATCAAAGGTTTTCTTGGTCTGCTCAAACATTATAACAGGTAATGGAGCATTATTATAATGTGTTATGTCTAAGCAATTATTAAGATAGTCCTCAGTTATACTATGAAACTTAGTACCACGTGAAGCAGACCTTGAGGAGATAGCTGCTGCTTTCTCCTTACCTACACGTGCTCTCCACTTAGCAAGACCTGCTTGCTTCTTAGCATTGTTACCAATGACTGTAGTAATTGAAGGATAAAACTCACCATTAGGTGTAGCATAAACTCTCTTACCATCAACCATCTTTGCTTCACTATCAAGTGGAAAGCAACTAGGATTGTGTTCAAACTTCATAATCCTAAATTAATTTTATTGATAAGGTAAGACTTGACAAGACCAGAACGAACGATATCTTCAATACCAAATTCTACCAGAGAAAACTCATCCATCTCTTGTAAGATACGTTGGAAGTCTATGATGCCTGTGCGTTCACTGATCTTTAGTAAATCAGTTTGTGCAGCATCACCACAGAATACTATCTTACTGTCCTGTCCAACACGAGTGATGATTGAATCAAGTTCGTGGAAGTTTAGGTTCTGTGCTTCATCAATGATAACGATAGCATTATCAAGTGTTGTACCTCTTATGAAGGAGGTAGACCAGAAAGATATAGTTTCTTGTGCCTTTAGATTATCATACAACATTTCATATGAATTGTCATCTGGCATCTCAAACATTGCCTGAACCATATTCTTATATGGTATCTGATAGAGA